TCAAGAATCAGAATTGAAGAATTAATCAAATAATCCCGGCTTTCGATGTACTGATAACGACCGTAGTCGTCAAGCACCTTGAAGATTGTCTTGCCGATTGTGGCCGACAGCGTTGTGGAAGAAGTACCGCGCCGGTAAGTTACCGGCACGGTCAGATATTGTCCACGTTGCTCTTCGAGCCATTCATGAGCTTTACGCATCAAATCCATGATTACGCTTCAAGCTCAACCAGACCGAGAGTTCGAAGTCCGGCCAGAACAGCATCCAGTTTGCCATTGTTAGCTTCAACATCATCCTTGAGAATGTTGTACTCTACTCCAATGGTAGCGAAGTTGTTATTGATTGCTCCAGACTGGTCAGCTGCTGAAGTGTCCGCTACCGCTTCCAACTGGTGAGTCGCACTGGCGGCTCCGCCAGACTGGTCGTCGAGATCCTCGGCATTTGCATCTGGATCAGCAATGGCCGCAACCGCACTCAGCGGTACGTCACGAGAAACATTGATGATCACTCTGGCCATAATGTCATCGTCTCCGGCATCAGCGATAACTTTACCAAGGTATTTATTGTCTCCTGCTACGGTAGTGACAACCTTGTTATCTGCGTCCCAGAATACAATGGTTCCTGCGGCAATAGCCGTGCCTTCACCGGTTGCTTTGGTAATGTCGAAAGCGCCAATCAGCGCCAGACCTCCAAGTGTTCCTGCCTTGATATCGAGTTTAACCACTCCGACCAGACTGCCGATGATTACGACATCACCAGCGGCGATATCGGTTTCCGGGATATAGTCGATAGTGTGTCCGATTTGTACAAATTTTGCATCCATAAGAATTTTGTCCTTGTATGTAATGTTTTACAATGTTATATTGATTTCAGATTAGGGCTCATAGGGTGAAACCTGATCTCTCCTTTACAGGGCGGGATTGTTTGTTTTTCTTTTCCCCGCCCTGTTTTTTATTTACGCTCCAACTGCTTTAATCATACCGCGATGATCCTGCTCACGGACGCCAAGGTCAAAGTAGACCCGGAACCACAATCCCAGCGTGTTGAAATCAGTCTCGCCGCGTTCAACTGTCGGAGTGCGTTTGCCCTTGAGATAACCGATCTCCCAGGTATCCACGGTCTGCGGATCGCCAAAGAGATACCACCCAGTCTGAGAGTTGCCCGTATACCCGGCATTCCCCAGATATGGCGAACTTACTACCTGCAGGTTTTCATCGGCAAGCACATTCAATGCCGGACGTACAGTGTTGTCGGTTCCGCCGCTCATTATCAGAGTAGCTCCCTGGGTCAGTTCGATTGCCAGGTGTTTAAGTGCGGTAGGCACCAGCATGAAACGCGGCTCAACGCTGATCGGTTGACCGTCCGAGTCGACCTGATCAAGGAACAACTGAATCGCTTTCTTGAGACTATCAGCTGAAAGCGCTGAAGTAGCTCCGCCAAAGGTATTATTGTGACCTGTATGGAACAATGCCTTGCCGTCAGCTTGAACCGGATTACTCAGCAGTCTGCTGAAGAACAACTGATCGATCAGTCGGGCCGCGCGGTTCCCCATAGCAGTTGGAACTTTCATGAACGCTCCCAGATCATCATTGATGATCATTTTGCGGGTCAGGCAGAACTTCTTACCGTAGGTGTCAAGCTGGTTCTTGGCAGTTTCCTCTGCAACTCCACCCTCTTTGATCTCTCCATCTGCGGCAATTGGCAAAAGATCACCAACATCGGTCAAACGGAACCTGTCGTTTTCCTTGAAGTCGTTCAAGTCACCAGTCGAACACAAGCGGGTTGCAATCACCGGCTGAGCCTTGTAACTCTGCAGCAGTTTTTTGTTCGCCACATTACTCAGGATCCCCGGTAGACTGACACTCGAAAATGCCGCCCGGATGGTTTCGTTGTCAAACCCACGTGAAGTCGGGATGCCGTCAAGCTTCATGCATTCAACAATCATCTGACGCAACGGCATATCCATTTCACTCATGCCAGCTTCAACCGCCGGAGCTCCGTAAGTTTTTTCCAGTGAATCAGCATCCACTCCTACCCGCAAACACATCGCAGCTTCCAGGCTTTTGCGCATCTCGCCGCCCTCTGGCTTGCTCTTGACCGAAATATTCACATCCGCACTTGGACGTTCAGCTCTCATGGTTTCCAGAACCTTAGCGGTGACAATCTCCGGCTTCCAACCAGCACTAATCGCTTCGCGTTCGATTTCCGGGAAATCCCCGTCACAGATAGACTGGATTGCCGATACCCGTTCGCGTTCAGCTTTCACCGCTGACTGAGCTGCGTCCTGCGCTTGAGCCTGGATGGTCGGAGGCGTTGCCATGGATTCAGCTTTTGGGGTTTCTTTGGTTTCGTCTTCTTCCGGCTTTTTCTCCTTGGTTTCAGGTTTTGATTCCGGTTTTACTTCCGGCTGTTCAGGCTTTTTCTTCTGAGTTTCCGGCTCGGTGTTTTTGTTTTCTACTTCGGTTTCCTTGTTTTTGTTTTTGTCGTCAGGCATATTGCCTCCTTTGCTTGTTATGGTTGAAGGGTTCTTAATGTTAAAATTTGCAGTTACTTTCATGGTGGTCCTGGAGTCAGCTCCGACCGCGACGACCGATACCTCACGCAGTACCGATTGTTTGATGTGATAAAATGGACCGGTAAAGCTCTGTCCATTTATTTCACGACTGGCTTTTACCATTTCGCATTCCTTCACATCCGCTCCGATGGAAAGTTGCCAATCAGCCCCAGCTTTGCTCTGAGCAACAATCTCTTTGGCGTCGTCACTTTCAGAGATGATCTGCCCATTGATCTCCAGCGAATTGTCCTTGACAATCGCAGCAATCACCCCAACCCGGGACGCAGTCTTATTCTGATGGTTTACCAGCAACGGCACATTGTCGGGAATTTCCATCCCGGCTAGCTCAACAACAACCGGGTGTTTCCAGCCTGGTAGATTCATCTTGCCGCCACTGTAGGCAAGTCCCATGACTTTGGGTTTACTGCCAGATCCAGCAGCTTCAATAAGTAAGAAATCACTCATCTATTTTTTCTTCCTTTGGTTCTGAACCGTCGTCCGGTTCGGGTTTTATTTCATCCGGCGAATCATCGCCGTTTAACGGTATATTAAGCTTGCGCATCAGATTTAATTCCTTGGATCGTTGGCGCAGTACCGACATGTAATCGCGTCCGTCTTTAGCGCATTCGGACGCCAATGTCGTTGTATTATTGTTTAGCCGGATCTGTTGCGCTTTGGCTTCTTTACCGGGATCGACATGGGGAAATCCATCCCAGAACCAGGTATGTCTTGGATAGGCCGGAAATGAAATCACCTGTCCTGGAATAAAGGGTTTGGTCAAAGCATATTCTCTTATCCATAAAGCAAAAATCCGGTTGAGAATTTCGGTTTCCCAGAAGCTACGATCAACCAAGATTGATTTATGGTAGATCTGGTTATCTAATCTTCCAGAAGCATAATTAAACCCGGAAAAATCTCCAGCAACACTGCCATAGGTTGAACAGACACACCGAGCAATTTCACTTAGAATTACCTTGACAAACTCTGCATGGCTTGAAGCAGGTTGTTTGGGATCAAGCTGCCCCATTTTCCAACCCGCCGGAACCGTCAACATCATATTGCGTTCCAGCGGAATCGAGTCCAAGGCTTCTACTTCGTCACTCTCGCCATTGGGAGGTGCGTCCGTGTAGAGAATTGCCGCAAAGTCTGCTGCTGCCTCCGCTGCACTGAGGACTGCAAGGTTGTATCGGCGCAACTGGGCAAACAGTGGCAGCGCGGATGTTAGTTCCGGCACGCCACGATGTAAACCGGGACGATCCTGCCGAAAAATATGAAGCATGAATTCAGCTGGAACCTGAATGATTTTGTCTCCAGGAGTGTACTGCATATCACCTGGATGATATTTCAATATTCGATAACTATCCGGGTTCCCCCAGAAGTCAAAGGTTATGCCGTCGACGGCTTTGTCATCATCAAGATAAGCCAAGTCACCGGAAACCCGGTCGGCTTCAACCAGCATCAAGTCTAGTTTCACCTGATGTTGAATTTTGGGATTGGTAGCCATCACCGTAAAAGACTCTCCGTCCTGGCACCGGGCCATTCGCATGGTGCGCAGTTTTGATGCTAGTTTAACTGACTCTGCCCACATCATGAACTCCACTTCAACTTCATCGTTGAAATTTTCGTCAGGAGTCAACATCTGCAGTCGTGGCCCGGTGCCGATGCAGTCATTGGCCAGCATTTGAACTAGTCCTTTGGCGTAGGAATTATTTGCTACTTCATAGCGAGACCGCATCCTTAGAGTCCGGCGCACATCCGGAGATGCCTCCATATCTGCTGACAAATGATCCGCCGCCGCCCAGTGGCGGGTATTATCCCGGGTAGTCTGAGCTGCGTCAAACCTGCCGCGGATTGACGGCAAAAAGGTTTTTCCTTGCTTTTGGGGTTTAAATATTGATTTAATAGTTCGCAGCATTAATCAGGCTCCAGAATGTGATAGTTTAGTTATTTTCAGCCCAGAGTTTTTACGTCTTACTGCTTTTTTACTTTCCAAATAGGCATCGACAGCTATCTGGTCTTGCAGGCCATGCTGTTCGACTTTCTGTCCGTCTACTTCAGCTGATTTAGGCTGGACCGCGTTCTCGCGGATTTGATCTTCAAGTTGGGTGTTTTTACTCATATATTTTCCTTTTGAATCTCTATTTCAAATTTGTTGATTCTTGCCCTGACTCAGAAGTCCCACAGGCTTTGTTTAGTCTTATATACGAAAATGAAATGCAAAAAAACGAAAGGGAGTTAAAGTTTTTTTGATTTTTCTCGTATAAACATAAGCAAGAAATAATTTTATTATGGCTAATAGCGTGTGAATTTATATTAAGCGAAGTCAAAACAATTCTTGAAAAATGGCACATAAGTTTGATTATTTATATTTTTAATGCTATTTTTATTAATACAGATAATTGCGGTGTATTAAATGGAGTTATGATATGGGGCATACAAGAATTGGACGTTTAAATCGTTCAAAGGCATGGCGCGATGTCGCTGGTTTATATGCTTACGGAGCCGATAGTGATATTTTAGCCATAGCAATACTTGATGCTGCAGAAAAAGGATTCAACGAGAAATTATTAAAAGAAGACACCGGATTTCAAAAAGCTGCTTGGCTACTAATTCAACTTGGATTAGCATCTCAAAAAACCGATTTTGTTGAACATTTGCGGAAACAAGGAGTCTCCTTGTCAGAACAACCTTCCTTAAATGAATTAAAAGCAAGATTAGATGAGGCCGTTGACGATGCATGCTGGGCTAATGGAGATGTAAAAACTGATTTAGCGGAGTTTGCTTCTCAAGCTCTATTAGTCGCAGTAGATAGTGCTGTTGAAAGACTAAAAGACGGATCATTGTTCAAAGATGACCTTTCTGAAGAGCAAAATGCCTTTAAAAGCTTAGGAAAACGAGATAACTTTGCATATTTAAATCAGGTATTTTTTGGTGAACTAACTAGCCGAGGACTTCAAAATTATTTATCCTATATTGGACCAGCGCTAGTGGGTAATACTCCAATATTACGAACAATACATGAGAAAAGAAACTTTGATAGAGAACTGAACAAGCATTGTATAGAAACGGCAAAAGTCACTCGTGATTATGCAAATGATTGGTTAGGAAAACATGAATATCAGTTAAAAGACCTAACCGACAAGAAAATTTCTAACTTTGCCAGCTTTGGTATAAAAAAAATGTTAAAGGCTCTGAAATATGGACAAGATTAAAACGCATACAATTTTATGCAATTATCCCGAATATAACTGCAAGGGAGATGAATTAAAGCTTAATTTATGGGGCAGCGAAAAACAAAATGTTAACCCGAAAATTGAAGTTTTAAAAGACTTTTTTAGTGGTAAAATCCCTGACCGTTTTATTGATTTCATTGAAATAGCAACATATCTATATTGCGCAGACCAAATGGTTAAACGTTGTGAAAAATTAACTGACCCACATGGTTTACGCTGGAGGAGAAAGTTTAATTTTATTATTGCTATTCGAGATACAAAATTTTGGAATCAGAAGGATGTTATTGACACTCTAATTCGAACATTTAGATTTATTTCAGACGATCAGTTTGTTTTTTCTTTCAAAGAGCTAACAGAACAACCTCCTGAACAATTATATTTTGATTATTTAAATGGAAATCCTGATAAAAATAAACCACAAGAAGTAATGTTATTTTCTGGAGGATTAGACTCACTTGGGGGAGCAATCCAAGAACTTATTGCTGATGGTAAGCATATTGTTTTAGTCAGACATAAATCAAGCAATAATTACGCAAATAGATATCAACGTCTTGAAAATGAACTATTGGAAAAATGCAAAAAGAATCCACCTACATTTATTAATGTCATGATTAACAAAGATAAAAGCCTGACCAAAGAATATACACAACGAAGCAGGTCTTTTCTCTATTTTTCTTTGGGCTCTACTATTGCTTATATGTTAGGCTTAGATCGGGTACGCTTTTATGAGAATGGTCCAGTTAGTATTAATTTACCAGTATGTCAACAAGTTATTGGAGGTAGAGCAACACGCACTACTCATCCTAGAGTTTTAAATGATTTTCAGAGATTAATTAGTTTGATTGCCGAAAGAAAAATCGAAGTTGAAAATCCATTTTTATTAAAAACAAAAACAGAAGTAATAAAATCTATTGTTGATAATGGTTGTGAAGATTTAATAAAATTATCGAACAGTTGCGCACACTCCTGGCAACAGTCAAATGCTGTTGGTCACTGCGGCGTATGTTCTCAGTGTATTGATCGAAGATTTGCTTTTATAGCAGGAAGATATGAGGAACTTGAGGAAGATAATGCATATAAAATTGACTTTTTACAAGAAAGCCTATCTACGGCCGAATTTTTCGATGATGATGATAAAATAATGCTTACTTCTTATGTGGAAAGGGGACTAAAAATCCATGATATGGAACAAAACGATTTTGAAAAGGCTTTCCCTGAATTAAATCGCGCCATTATGTATATGAAAAATGACGAACGAACAGCAGCAGCTAATATTTTTAGATTACACAAACGACATGCGGTCGATGTAAACAATGTTGTTGATATAATTTTAGATAGATATAAGGAACAAATAAAAAAAGATTTATTACCTGCAGACTCTCTTCCCAGAATAATTGCAGACAACGTCACTTACGCTATAGAAAAAGCAAAAGAGACCCCAATAATCGAAAAGAAACAAATGGGACGTTCTGTAGTATGGATTGTAAACAGTGAACCAAAGACCATGAAATATGGATCAAGGTCTGTGCAATATAAAATTCTTGATATATTATGCGAACAATACAAGTTCAAGGCAGGTAAAACTCCTCATTCCGTATTTCAGCATAAACTAAGCTGGAATAATGATAAATATTTTGGTAATGGAATAGATGATCCTGGTTCTATGGTAAGAAGACTAAGTGACTTAAGAAATGAGCTTGGAATTGAATTTGACAACGATCGTAAAGAAGGCATTGAAATAATAGGACTTGTCAAGTCCTAAAACCTGTCCTAACTAAAAAAAAATCAATTTTTTTAACTGCATAATCTCATAGAAGAATATGCAGTTTTTTTATTTCTCGTGACTTTTCCACCTGTCCTAAAACCTGTCCTGAAACGGCTTTCACCTCAAAACAGGCATTATACTTATGCCAAGTTGCAATCACAAGAATTGCAGAAAAATCAAACATATGAGGCGATTATGAGAAAATGTGAATTATCAAATGAAGGCCAAAAGCTCGTTGAGTTGATGCAGTCAATCCATTTTGGCAGGTTGAAAAACCTGGCTATTAATGATGGGAGAATTGTGTTTGTTTCAGAAACTGAACGCATTGACGACTTCAAATTTGGAAAAAAAGAAGATACAAAAAAATTCACATTAAATAATGATTTCGGATTGAAAGAGAAAGTCGTTGAGTTCTTTCAAAAAGTAAAGGAAGTAAATAATGGTTTTATTGAAATCATTGAAATCAGAAGCGGTCTTCCAGATATTTCCAGAATAAGGAGGCCAATTGCTTAACACTGGGGTAAGCTCCCAAATTAATAATATCATACGGTAACTAGTCGATTAACCCGACCGCAAAGCGGAGGTAGTTGAGAGTGCCGCCAGAAATGGCGTATTCAAAACTACCTCCGCTTTCTTTTTGGTGTGCATTCTCGAACCTCCTTCGGTCACAAGACACGGAGATTCGAAATTGAATACTCAAAACATCAACGCCGGGAATCATGAGTCCAACAAATCTAACAACACTGAAACAGAAAAACTGCTTAGAAACAGTTATGATTGCTTTGATCAGAAACTTCGAGATGCCATTCACTGCAAGGCCAGAAAGATGGTTGGCCATTATGGCTTTTCTGAGTGTGATATTGCTGATATTGAACAAGACCTAGCAATGGAGATTATCAATTCACATGAGAGATATGACAAATTAAAATCAAAGCTCGAAACATTTATTAATCATGTTTGCGAAAACAAAATTAGAGACATCATCAAAAAAAGAACCGCCAAATGTCGGAATATTATGCAGACGGAGTCATTGTTTTCAGAACTTGAAACGGAGGACGAAAATATCTTTTTCATAGACAATGTTCCTGCTCCATCAAATGGTTATCCGGGAATGCTATTGGATATTGAAACCTTTGTTAATAGCCTAAATCCTCAAGAAAAAGATTTATTAGAACTACTGCGAACAATGTCTCAGGTGGAGATTATAGGAGCAAAGGGAATTCCACAGTCCTCTCTGAATTACCGTATATCGCAACTACGCAACAAGATCAAACAACAAGAATTTTTCAAATTTATTTAAACCATTTCGTTTTTCACGATTGCAAAATCGTATATAAGAAAAACGCTACAGAACAAATTCAAAGGAGTTAAAATGAACATCAGTTTCATCACACACGAACCGGCGGACATGTATCATGACCGCAGCCGCAGCGGAGAATTTATGTCAAGCCACATACTGGCTGACTTCCGGAAATCACCGGCCCTCTACCGCAAGAAAATCCTCGGTGAAATCACCGAGTCCGAAAGCCAGGCATTTACCATCGGCCGGGCAACCCACAGTCTGATTCTCGAAGGCAGAAGCGTCTTTGACAGTGAGTATCTGGTCGCAGACGGCCCTGTTAATCCGAAAACTGGAGCCGCCTACGGCAAATCAACCAAGGCTTACGCCAGTTGGCTTGAATCCCAGGAACGTGAGATCATCTCCGGCAAAGATTACGGTCTGATGCTTAAACTCCAGACATCGGTCTGGTTACATCCAGCCGCCGCTGAGTTTCTTACAGAAGGAGTAGCCGAAGGCGTTGTCCGCGCTGAATACTGTGGCGTTCCTTGCCAGATCCGTATGGACTGGTTCTCGCCCAGACACGGTCTTACCGATCTAAAAACCTGTAATGAACTGCACTGGTTTGAAGCCGACTCCCGGAGATTCGGGTACGTGTTTCAACTTGCCTTTTACCGGGCAGTTATCCGTGAGACAACCGGTGAAACCGCTCCGGTTCACATTGTCGCTGTTGAAAAGAATGAACCACATTCAGCTGGAGTATGGAAGCTGACTGAACAGGTTCTTGATGCCGCCGAGACCGTTAATCGCGCCGCACTGGAACGCTATAAGGCTTGTTGTATCAACAATGCCTGGCCAAGTGGTTACGAAGATATCCGCATAATCGATAACATATAATCCAAAGGAGAAATACAAAATGAGTATGCTCGCAAACATTCAATCCGGCAAAGAATCCAAACCGCCGCGCCTGATGATCTATGGATCTGAAGGCATCGGCAAATCAACCATCGGGGCCGACGCTCCGAAACCAGTCTTCATTCAAACTGAAGACGGGCTTGGCGAAATCAATTGCCATAAATTCCCGTTGTCAAAAACTTTCACCGAAGTCATCCAGGCACTGACCGCACTGCGGGATGAAAAACATGATTTCCAAAGTGTCATCATCGATTCAGCCGACTGGCTTGAAAGGCTGATTTTTGATGAGGTATGCAAAGAATACGGTGTCCGATCAATCGAAAAGGCCGATGGCGGTTATGCCCGAGGCTACAAACACGCCCTCACGCACTGGCGTAAAATCCTCGGCCTGCTTGAACAGCTCCGTGATGTACGCGGTATGATCATTATTCTGATCGCTCATTCCAAGGTTGAAAAGTTCGAAGACCCGGAAACTTCCGCTTATGACCGTTATATGCCGCGTTTGCATAAACATGCCAATGCACTGCTTTCCGAGTGGGTTGACGCAATTCTGTTCGCCAGCAAGAAGTTTCGTGTCCAAAAGGAATCAAGCGGCTTTAATGCTGAACGCGGAGTTGCCTCTCCCATCGGCGCTGACGGTGGCGAACGATTTATGCGTACAGTCGGAAGCCCGGCCTGCATTGCAAAAAATCGCTTTAGCCTGCCGTCAGAACTGCCGTTGTCCTGGCAGGCATTCATTGAAGCTTATCAGGCCGCTAGCTCAGGAGGTGATAAATCATGAGAATCAAGATAACCAAACTCGCGTATCAGGTTAACTGTGATCTTTGTGGACTACCTATTCATTCCGGTGAAAAATGCAGAATTTTAACCGATAGAATTACGGGTAAGGCTTACTTTGAACACCTTAAATGTCCTGGAGCCCCTATGCCCATAACTGATCGCAAACCAATTTTCCCTACGCTGACCAACGCCCATATGCTTGTGTTGGCATAAATCAATAACCATTTAAATCACAAGGAGATTAAAAAAATGGCTACTCTCAATTTCAACGCAAATGAAGTCGAACCGAGCAAAGGCATCGATCCAATCCCAGCAGATAAATACAATGCTGTCATTATCGATTCGGAAATGAAACCAACAAAAAGTGGCAACGGCCAATACCTGGAACTGACTTTCGAGGTAATCGATGGCGAATACAAAGGCCGTAAAGTCTGGAGCCGTCTCAATCTGGACAACCCGAACGCACAGGCGGTTCAAATTGCTAGAGGTGATCTTTCAGCAATCTGTCGCGCTATCAACGTCATTCAGCCGCAGGATTCGGTTGAACTGCACAACCTGCCGCTGGTCATTACCGTCAGGTGTCGCAAGAATAAGGAAACCGGCGATATGTCTAACGACATAAAAGGCTATGCCGCACGGGCGACAGCTGCTAAGACAACTCCACCGCCGCAGGCAAACAATGACTCTAATCCCCCATGGGCAAGGAAATGACCCGGGAGTTTGAACTGCCCTGGCCTCCAAGCGTAAATCATTATTATCGTCATGTTGGCTCGCGTGT